GGATATTGGTATATCCAAGAAAAATACGATGGTATGAGAATACAACTCCATAAGATAGACAATAATGTAAAGGTATATTCTTACAATGAAAAAGACATTACAGATAAGTGCGGTGAAATAGTTTCTGCACTTAAGGAAAAGCAGTTCGGTGATTGTATTCTTGATGCCGAACTAATTCTATTTGATGGTGATGAGCCACTACACAGAGCAGATACTATTGCTCATGTTTTCAAAGGAAAATACAGTGATGCTAAACTAAGGTGTCATGTATTTGATATTATGCGACATGAAAATCAAACTCTATTAGATGAAGAATTGGAAATGAGAATGACTACTCTATTCAATAATTATTCAGCCAAGTCATCTGAATATCTAAACTTCCCTTCTAAGAAAGATACTAGAGAAGCAGATAGTCTAAAGGATTTGAAAGAATATTCCGAGAAAATTATGGAAATGCCTACATCTGAAGGAGTGGTAATTAAGGATAAAACTTCTACATACTATGTAGGAACTAAGAAGAATCCTAAGTGGATTAAGATGAAGAAGTTTGTAGACCTAGATGTAATTGTCTTAGATAAGAAGAAAACAAAGAGTAATCTCTATTCTTATACTGTTGGAGTTGGTCCGATTGTTGAAGAAATGGAAGGGCTTCAAGAGATAGACAAGAAAATGTATCTTAATGTAGGTAAGGCTCTGAATACCAAAGTAGCAGTTGATATTGGGGATATTATCAGAGTAAAGGTAGATGAAGTCAAGAAGAAGGGAGAAGGTTACAGTTTATTCTCGGCTAAAGTAATAGAAATACCAGAGGTTGAATATCCTGATAAACTAGTTACCTTAGAAATACTTTCTCAAGATACTAAGAAGTCACTCAACTATAATGTAGAAGCGTTTACTAAGGGAGTAAAAATTACTGATTATATTCACGGAGAAACCACTGCTATTCTAAAATATGATATGGATGGATTCGTTATCTATGGATTTGAAGAAAACAATCTAATGTCTAAGAATGCTCTTAGGGATATTGATATGTGGAAGGCTCAAGCAGAGCAGATAATGAAAACAAAGCAAGGGGAACTTACTGTTGTAATAGTAAACTACTTGCAAGAAAAAGGAGATAGAACTGTTAAGGATGTTCATCAACATCTAAAGAGAAATGCTCCTTCTATCTATGAAGATATATTAGAATCTAAAGAAAAGAGACTAGGTAGTTGGGCGCAAGAAAGAGAACATATTTCTATGGTTGGAAATAAGTTACACGCAGACCCAAGTATCAAACTTGCTGATGATGATATTAAGAAAGAGTATAAGACTCCCAAAGAATATCAAGAGGGTGAATTCAAAATATATGCTAGAGAAGATGATAATATTCACTTTTCTTTGCAACTAGGAGATGAAACACTACATTGGACTATTGACTTAGAGAATGAAGAGGAATTGTTTGACTTGTTTGGGGCTGCGGGTAAATATCCTGCTGAACCCTCAAAGAATGTTCAGCGTGGTAAAGTAATTGATTCTGGTAAAGTTGGACTAGGTGTTCAAAGAGATGATTACCATGAATACTTCTTAGAAGGAAACAAATTCGAAACTAAACTACATTTGAGAGTAATACCTGTTGATGGTAAAAAGATGTGGTTAGCATGGACTGGATATAAACAGAAACCTGCTGATAAAGAGGGAGATGAAGGTAAATGGAACTTCTATGAAAATAAGTTCTCTAAACTCTCAATTCCTCGTTAAATCGGTTGTTCTTTATATAGTGGAACTTCCTAAAACCCCTTGAGCGATATGTCATCAGCAGTATTGGCAAGAAATGGAGATTTCCATATTCTAAAGAGCCAAGACGATTTGATGATTGGTGGCTACGCTTCTATTGAAATCGTTGATAAGCAAAACGATTTGATTACTCTAAAGGCTCTTAATGAAGCAGTTAAGAAGTATATGGAGAACCCTAAGTTTAGAAATGTAATGACTAATCACTCCAATGTTCAAGTTGGAGAAGTTGTAGAGTCTTACAGAGACAAAACAGGAAGAATCTGGAAAACAGAAGTAGATGATGTTGGATTCTTTGTAGTAATCAAACTAAGGGATGATATTGAGAAAGCCAAAGAAATTAATCGAGGCATTCGTAAAGGTTCGCTAAGGTCATTTAGTATTGGAGGACAGGCTTTACAGAAAGTGAAGAAGAGTCATCCTGAACTGGGTGAATTTAACGAAATTAGCAAACTGGAGTTGCATGAGGTTACTATCTGTGAAAAGGGTATTAATCCTGAAGCGAAGTTTGACATTCTAAAGCAAGACAAAAAAGAACATGGTGATAACATGAGTAAAATAGAAAAGGCATTGGCTGAACTAGACGCACTTATGGAAGAGGTCAATACTCTTCGTAAGGAAGAATTAGACGAAAAGATGGAAGAAGAGAAAATGGGTTCAGAGTACATGGATGATACTGAAGAAAACATGATGGAAGAAGAGAAGGGTATGTATTCCGACAAGGAAGAGAAAGCATATGTTTCAACTCTTGATGGTGCTGGAGTCCAAATCGGAGAACCTGCTGACAGAGTTATCGTAGAAGGCGGTAGACCAAAAGCATCTGATTTGCCAGTTGTAAAGGCATTCGATAACAATGAACTAGAAACTCTTGATTTGTCTGTTGGAAACATTGAGAAGGCTTATGAGGCTTTCAGACAAGAACAACTTGAAAAACTTGCATACGACAACTTGCAAAAGCAATTTGAAGCAAGATTCAACGCTGAAACAGCAAACAGAGAGAGCGCAATTGCAAAAGCAAACTATGACGCTCAATCAGAAATTGCTTCCCTAAAGGAAGAATTTACTGCACTAAGGAAATCTCTAACAACAGAGAAAGAAACTATACTAAAGGCTCAAGAAGAGTCACAAATTAAACTCCCAAGTATGGATGAATTGGCTGAAATGGATTGGTCTGACATTCACAAAATGGTAGGAGGAATTTAAGATGAGTGGATATATTAACACAATGGCAGATTTGGAAAGACAAACATATGGGCTAACAGGACATTCTGGAATTAATAACCAGTTGTTGAAGGCTGCGGGTACTCTAAGCGGTATTCACACTTCTCACGATGGTTCACAGACTGACCCAAGCGGTATTAACGCTAACCTATACAACAAAATTTACGGACAAAAAGTTTGGTCTATGCTAAACAGAGAGTGCAACGCTCTATCAGTTATTGCAAAGAGACCTTACACTTCAAGCGGTTGGAGAGTTCTAAAGAAGAGAGCAGGTGGTGGCGATGGTAACTTCCTAGACATTTCCGCAGCATCAAGCACTGCTTTGGCTGATTCACTTTATGGTGCTGATGCACTAAGAGCAGATAGAATTGGTGGTGTAGTTGAAAACGCATCTCTTGATTCTAACAGTGACGGTCTAGTTTCAATTGCTCCTGAATACACAACACTATTCACATCCCCTAAGATTGTAGCACACCAATTCGCTTTCAGTGAATTGTCTATGGAAATGGCTGCAATTGATGACGGAATTGGTGACATTAGAGCGCAATTGAGAGAAGACATGGGTAAGCATCACGCAGAAGTTCAAAACACAATGCTAGTTATGCCTGTTGAAAAATACAGTCCTACAACTTCATATGATACCGCAAGTGGTATTGATAGAAACTATACTTCTCTAATGAAGGTTGTTGCTTCTGAAGATGAACTAGATGCTCTAGCATCTGCTTCTCTAATTAATTCCGCAACTGATGATTCAATCAGCAACATTTACGGAACAAACAGAGATAACGGTTCTTTCCTAGATGCTACTGTTTCTTACGGTAGTGGATATGCAAGCGGAGATGCTCGTTCTTTGACTCTAACTGTAATTAACTCTCTTCTAAGAGATTTGAGAGTTGCAGGTGGTTCTCCTAAAGTTATCCTAACAGGATATGATACACTACAAACTCTTTCTGATTTGCTACAAGCGCAAGAGAGATTCATGGACAGAAAGGAAATTGTTCCAACTGTTAATGGTGTTAGAGGTGTAAAGGGTCAAGAAGTTGGATTCAGAGTTTCAACATATTATGACATCCCACTAATCCCAGTTGCTGCTATGCCTTCAACTGGTGCTAATTCTTCTTGTATCAGCGATATGCTAGTTCTTGACACAGACCACTTGTGGCTATCTGTTATGAAGCCAACTCAATACTTCGAAGATGGTATCAGCAACGGAAACCCATTCGGTGTTGGCAATCTAGGTAACAAGGCTCTTTACAGAACAATTGCGGAAGTTGGTTGTTCATACTTCAAGGGTCAAGGCAAGATTACAAACTTACTGTGAGGTGTTTTAATTGACA